TTAGACTGAGCAACCTTCATATCGTAAACTTCTTGGGTGGGGTTTTTCTTGCGGAGGATATCTTTTCCGCTTTGAGGAAGCTGATCGTCGCTAAAGTGAGGCTTATTGTTTTTATCGTCCAAGTCGGACACGATAGTGGACACCATATCCGTTTTATCGGGTCTAGGCAAAGTTTGGGCTTTTTTAATGGTTCTGCTGGAGAGGAACTTTTTTAGCTTCACGGGTATTAGATTCCTATTCCTTGACGGTGATCCAAGGATCATTTACGGTATTTAGGCTCGGAGGGCTGTCTAAATTGGAGATAATCTTGATTCCAGTTCGGATTCCGTCGTCCTGCCTTAAAAGAGCATTCTCAATTACTCGGTAAGGGGTCTTGAGCCAAGAATTCTCAACCATCCCAGTCAGGTTAATAAAACGGCTGTAGACAAGCTCCCCAGAGGCTCCACCCAAGCTAGAGTCGGCCACTAGATCGGTGCTAGAAACAGAGCTTTGGCTAAAGTTCTTGCCTTCGAGCAGAACCTCTCGGTACCGCAAAATGCTATACAACACAATGGCGTGAAGCCAAAGAAGGGTGGAAGGATCTCCATGGACATGGCAACCTATCTGATAGTTCTCTTGGAAAAAGGTGTGCTCTCTGCGAACCTTGTAAACTGGATACTGAGGGACGACCCCGAACATAGATCCTGCTGGAGAGGTACTCATGGCGATAGTAATACCACTAGAGTTAGTGCCCGTGATCACATAGCCAACGCTTGTGTCGGGATTAACCAAAATCATCCCAGCATTAACATACCCAAGATCCACCGTGTCGGGGGTTAGCAGCGTTTTGGTTTGCTCGTCAAACCCCAAAGGAGTAAAGGGCTTGACCATGTACGGGATTGGCTTTCCGATATCGGCTGGCATCAAGGTTTCGACAAACGGTGTAAGATCGGCCAAGTGCTTCATGTCATCTTTTTCAACAGAAGAGCCTAGACCGACGGTAACGCAAGGAAACTGATCTTTATCGATTCGGTATCTCAACAGAACGTCGATGCGGTTATTTAAAAACCAGTTCTTGGCGTTCTCAATCTCTTTAGCGCCAGAGGCGGCAAGATAGGGATCGGTTAAGAACGAGCTAAAAATATCGTCAAGCAACCATACGTTTTTACGCATATCCTGCAAAGAAAGCTCGATTAGATTTCGGATAACCATATCGCCAGCGAATATCATTTGTTTATGTCCCTTAAGAGGCTTGGGATAATTACTTCCGCAATCTCTTTTTTAAGCCATTCGGCGGTTTGTTCCATTATTTTAGTAGGAGCCGTTCCCGGGTTCATCCAAGAAGTCCCGCGACCTTTTTCAGAAATAGTTCTGAAGGTCATCGCCTCTCTTTCAACCTTGCCGCTCATTGTTTTGTTTTGGTAAATATTTAGTCCCGACAGAGCTGGAGATTTCGCGGTAGGGGTCGGTTTAGGGCTTGCGATATCCATTGTGTGAAGTCTGCCCATTTTTGGGGAACCGTCGTTATTGTACTCAATTTTTTTATAGGGAATGCCCTTTTGCTTTAAAGCCGCTTGCAGAATCTTATTAACTTCCATTTCTCTTGGGCTCATATTGGACGGAGCTTTGCTTTGCTTGAACGGAATGGAGCGGTATTTGTGGCCCTCTTTTGAGGTCTTATACCCTCTTTTTAGAAGCGTATCGCGCATATCGTAAGGGCCTTCAACGCCGTCATTGATCCATCTAGCAGGACTTTTTAAGGTAAGGGAAACCGAGAGATCACTATGCTTCTGGATTTCTAGGTTTTGTATAAACTGCATTTTTCTAGACTTTAGCTTTTCGTCAGCCAAAGAAACAGCGTGACTCATAGCTGCGTTCGCAGACTGGTCGATAATGTTTTTAAGCTCGGTCATAAACTTTTCTTTTAAGCTGTCTGACAGGCTTCCTAGAGAAGAGTTGTTTACGTTGACTTTAAAAGACATCGTTATCCTTTATTGTGAGAGTAGTTTCCAAACTCATCTACGCCCAAGCCAAGTTTTGCATCTAGGTATTTGATACGACCCGACAGTTTATCGCGAAATTTAATATGCCCTTTTTGATTTACGGCATTCTCTGGCAAAGACGGAATCGGAGTGTGACGAGTGGTTTGAACGGCTGGCAACTTCTCGCCTTTGCTAACCAGCCCTACTGCTTTGGGGCTTCTTGGCCTCCGCCATTTAAAGCCTGAGCCATACCCACCATCGCCTGTAGCATTCCAGTGATCGCCTCGTACATTTCAGGATCAGCCTGCTTGATCTGTTCGATCTGGTCTTTTTTATTTTTAAAAACCGAAAGAACTTCCGCGACCGACTGCATAATATCTTGGTTAGGAGATCCCTGCTCTGACATCTCTTCTTGTGATGGGGCTTGACCTTCTGCGTTTTGGTCTTCCTGATCCGAGTCTCCCGACATTTCTTCTGGAGCTGGCAAAGAGTCGTCGTCTTGAGCGACCGTACCGTCATCCATAACTTCGTCGCCATCTTTTTCTAACTCTGGGTCAATATCAAGAGGCTCTTCTTCAGCAATATTCTGGTCTTCTGGAGCGGCAACGATATCTTCGACATCCGTGCCTTGCTCTGTTGGGTCTTCGGCTAACTGATCGTCAAGCCATTCTTCGGAGTTGTCATCTTGGGAAGGTTCCTCTAAATCGCTTTCGCTGTCTTCGTAGTCGTCACCGTGAACGATATATCGAGGCTCGTCTTCTGAATCGTCTTCCATCTCGTCCGAAGCGTCTTCAGAGTTGTCGGTCAATCCCTCTTCGGTTTCTTGACCCATTCCGTCGGCTTGTTCGAAATCTTCTGGATTTTCTTCGTCAAAATTTTCTGTTGATTGATTTTCGTCATCATTTTGATATTCGGGAGAATGAGAAAGATAATGTTCGTCTACTTTTAATTCATCTTCCGAAGCATCCCCTTGAATGGAATGTTGGTGAGCTTCGTGCAAAAAGTGCTCGACTTCTTCCGAGTATCCAACAATCTGATCTTTATGGTTTAGCTTCCCAGCAAACAAAGCTTTTGAAGCTTCAGACGGCCTAGACCCAAAACCGATAGTGACAGTAGTCCCAGCGGCTCTTTCGATACGGGCTTTTAGGTCTTCAAGATGGTCGATCGCTTCTTCGGGGATAGAGAATACGCCTTCGTCACCGCCGATGTTGATAATTTCACCTTGGTGGAATTTTACCCACTCCTTTACTGAAGTGTTAGCTCCATTAATGGCGTCACGGGCTTGTTCTAAGCTTTCTAGATCGTCGTTTAAGATAGCGGATCCAACTAATTGTCCAGCGTTATCTAGGTCAAAAGTGACATAAACTTGGTTCATATTATCCTCGTTTCCTTAAAGCCTCTAGGACTAAAGCGATATTTTCCCGATCCCAAGATTTAGAAAACTTAATCATCGTCTTGCCTTCCGACTTTAAAATGAATACTTTTTTACCGCGATCCGCGCCAAGACATACGCAGGGCGAAAACAAGCCCTGTCCAACAAGCTGCTGATCGCAGTCAGGACATCTCAAAGAATCGCTCTTAGTTAAGTTAACGATTTCAAACTCTTTTTTTTCGACTTTCTTATTGAGGAAGTTCTTAAGAGGTTTAATCTCCTCTTCTTTTGGGTCGCGTTTGATCTGTCCGTTAGCCATAACAGCGTTCTCGATCTTGCCAGCTAAGGTGCTGCGGTCGTCGTCAGACGCTTTTGAATCGAATTTGGAAACGTCATAAAGCTCAAAGGTGGTCAAAAGAACTAGACCAACCGATGGAAGAGGTCTAAATTTGAATTGAGCCAAAAACTTGCCGTGCTGGTAAACCGAGCCAGAGTAGACATCCATACCGTGCTTGGTGACGTCCATGTGGGCTTCATCCAGAGGGAGGTTGATAACCTTGCCCTCTCCTTCTTTCATAGGGAGTAGCTCTTTCTTTAAAAAGGCTAGAACGGCAGCAGGTACTACCTGAAGGGCGTCGAAAAGCTCTTTTTCAGAAACAGCCGTATTGGTGTTAAGCTTGTAGATGTCATGCTTTAAAAGAGACTTGTAAGCCTCGTTGCCCATAACTGATTTTAAAAATTTTTCAGACTTATTCATTCTTCTATTCCTCATTGGAAAACTGTGGTGTACCAAATACTAAGATTAGTATTCCTGCGCCGTCTTCTCGTTAAGAATCGGCTATATAGCTTCTCAAGGAGATCAAAACCCATTTTACGAAGCATTGACTTTTATTTCCTTGATTTCTGGGATATTGTCGGTTGGTTCCGATACCGTTCGCTCAGTTGTGGTATCCACAACCTGAGCTGGCAGGGAGCCGTTATTTTGGTTGGTATAGACATACTCCCTCTGTATCTGTAGGTGGTACGGCATTCTGGTAGGGGTTCTTGTATCGTTTTTGGTGACGTTTGTGATCCGAAGTTCGTTTAAAAGCCTAGAGATATACCAAAACGCTCTGTATTTGTATCTTATAGAATACACTCGACCCTTGCCAGTGACGGGATCAAGACCCGGGTTGTTTTTCGGACTCCAAACAATATTTCCGTCAGAATCTATAGTAAAATCAACACCGTGCGTGTATTCGATGTTTCTTGAATCCACCAAACAGTCAACCTCGTAAATTGGGAATTGAGCCCGATCAATTTGCTCTGGATTGTACTCCATGCGCTGATAGGTACTGACAAACGTATCTGCGTCCTTGTCGGCTAAGTACAAACGATCCCCAACGGTTGGCCTAATAACTCCACCCTCGGCAGCCTCACCATTCTTGTCGTAGAATCTTGGCATGATCAGTCTTGCGGTTGAGTCGTCTTGGGTTGCTGAGATAGAAAAGTTTTTGCCCGTTCCGTTGCCCACTAGAGTGGCTGTAAAGCAGCCTACCTTTTTATAAAGCATTCCGTTCGAGGAGATGGTATCTACCGATCCGCTTCTACGGTATTCGCCCCTATCCTGCAACCCGATTGGGGAGGGCATGGCGGCATAATGGACAAACTGAACCCCTAAGCCCGTGACAAACTCATCCTGAGCAGTCAGGTTAAAGCTTGACTCAAACATCCTATCTGGCGGAAGGGTGTCTAGCTGAAGTCCTCTAGCCTTACGTTTGGGCATTTAAAAGCTCCTGAAACTTTCGCTCCATATACATATCAAGCTCTATCAGACGTTTTAAAGCGTTAGCTAGAGTGATATGGGTTTGTAGAGAAGAAGCCTGTTTTTTCATACGCATACCAGATATAGTATCGCCATGATCGACATCAAGAGTTACTGGAGGTAAAATCGATAGCTTACTTTCTCGGTCAAGATTGTCCATGAAAGAAAAAGCTTGCTGAGGATTTTCTCTATAGTCGATTTTAACAACATCCTCGCCTTGAAGCTGGCTTGCAACTGGCTGCTCGTCGGAATACTGTCTTTCGTTTATAGATACCGCTCTCATGGCTTGATATCCATCCCTTTTTGTGCTGCGTGTCTGACCATAGCTTCCGAAATTGGTTTTAAAAAAGACATTGACTCTGGGCTTAGTTTTTTATTACAGACCAGATGTCCGTTTTCTTCGGACAGTTCAACAGACCCTTTTTCTGACGCAAATTTTGACAGAGAAATAGTGGTCTTGCCGTTTTCTTCTATTTTAAACAAGTCGTATCCTTTTTGTCGATCTGATAGAGACAAAAGGCTGGTCAGGTCGTGTACGACAGCCGAGGAGTAACCTTCGGATTTCATAAGAGAAAGCTTGATACTTGGATTTGCTTTTTTGATATTGTAGCTTACGATTGCGGCATGAGACCCAGCCCCTAGTACAGCATCCTTTTTATTCTTTTTGGAGACGGCCATATAAAGACCTCCAATGGTTTTCACCATTTTAACTGGCTCTCCGTCCATATCTCCAATAACCGACACTGTATCTATCTCTGATGGAAAAATATCCATAGCTACCCCTTCACCTTTTCTGGGTGATATAGGCCGACCACGTTTGGAAGTGTGTCGTGCCCTGAATTATAAAAACCTTTATATCCATGTCTTTTTAGTTTTTCGTGAATCTCATCCGCCATTACGACGTTGGGATTAACCTGCTTGTTTTTGGCCTGCTCTTTTAGCATACTAATATGCCCCATAGGGTCAGCATGAATATCATAAATATGCTCGTCTGGAACCGAAACCTCGTAAATATTTTTCCCGTGGTCTACCACCACAGTCTCAGGCTTAGTGCCTTTAAAATAAAAATAAGAAACAGGGTGAGAAGATATGTTTCTAGTTTTATCAACACCCTTACCAGCGTAGCTTGGATCGATTGTTTTTAAGTCTGGGTGAGGAGAGTAGTGCTGAAGTTCGGCCTTGTTTATGTCCTCTGTTTTTCCCATGGAACCACACTTCCATCTCTTGCGAGCAAGACAAGCTCTTTTTTCAGGGGTCTTTCGGCAATCGATACCGTGCATTTTAATTTGGCCTGCATTCCTAGCGCAAAAAGACTTCTTGCGAGATCCGCCTTCTGGCTGAGGTCTCTTAAGATTTGAGCCAGTGGCTTTATTGTATCGCTTACGACCAGCCTCAGTTAGACCGCCCTTTTTTGACTTGTCTTTAGCTTTTAGCTGATAAGGTCTTTCAGAACGCATTAGATTTTCGGACATGGTGATATCATGCCCGTCGCCATATTTGGCGTATAAATTAGAACTTGCAGAAGCTACATTCCTAGCAGCCTCGGCGATCCGCTTCATGGTTTCAGGGTCTATCTTAGAGTCGTCAATATCGCTTAAACCAAGCAAATGCTTGATATTACTAAGAATTTTTTGAAAATGCAGTGTTGAATCTTGGTTATCCATAGGTTTCCAGATATAAGATTGCTCTACCCTTTAGTTGGTTTGAATTGTTGACTTATTTGGTGCGCTTTCTTCCAAGCGGCCTTGATTTTTGGCTCAGCTTCCCAAAAAACACGATCCCTTTGTATCGGGGTTAAATTCCTATACCCCTTATGGTGATTTTGGATAAAGTCTCTAAAAAGTTGTTTTTTACGAGGGTCGGTTAAGATATCTCTAGTGTTGGCTAAAACCTCTTCGTGGAAGCTTGGAGAGCTTCTTTTGTATCCCATACGATCTGATACGAAGGAAGATAAAAGATCATGAACTCCAGCGTCTTTAAAAGGCTGAGATAAAACTCTGATAGCCTCTCTCCCAGTAGACGTACCAGCTTTGTTTTCAAGGTCGTCTATAACCCCATGAAACCCTTCGTGCTCGATCGCTGAGTCGTAAGACTTGCCTCTAGCTATCTGGGCTTCCCGTCCTAGTTTTTTCGTGTCCAAAGCTTTTACCGAAGGCTTTCTAGGAATCTTTGGTTTTTCAGGTTTTGAAACCATGAACTCAGCCCACTCTTGAGGGTTTGGGTTTTTAAGAGCCATACCTTTATTGCGCCACTCGGTATAGCGATCGTTATAGTCAGTTACGATTCGGTTATGCTCGGCAAGCCAGTCAGCGTGTTTTTTTTTAGTATCGTCGTCATGGGGCTCGTACTTAGAGCGAAGTTTCCCAGCAACGGCTGCCTGAAAAGATTTCTTACCCCTTGGTTGATCGCCTTGATTAATCGGAACAACTGGAACATTGATCCCTAAATTTTTTCTACCGATCTTGTTTGAGTAATAGGTAGCGTCTTCACTTCTTTGAGGTTGAAAAGATATTTTCTGAGGCTTACTTTGAATAAACTTCATTGTTCCGTCTGGTTGCTGCTCATACGAATTGTTAGCGGTAGTATCAGGTCTTCGGTAAGCCGCGATCTTTCCGCCAAAAATTTTCTTTTGTCTTTCGTTCTCAACTGGCTGGACTTCTTGGTCAGGTCTAGTCGGAGATTTGAAAGCTGGAAAGGTGATTCGTGGTTGAGACATTTTTTGAAGTTGAGATTTTTTAACAGTTTTTGAATTACCAACAACGGGAACGTAAGCAGGGATATGTGTATGTCCGAGTTGTTTTGCCGCAGCGATCCTATGCCACCCATCGAGAGCTTCGCTATACCGATTCAATAAAACTGGAGGGAAAGAGCTTCCTTCTTGTGCTTGTTGAGCATACCTACTCACCGCAGAAGGGAACGAAGGGTCTCCGTGCTCGATATCTTTTACGGCCACGGATTTTAATTCGTATTCAGGATGTTTGTGTACACCAAACAGATCAGGATTTCCATCATCATCTGTATCCGTTTCTGGATTATCTCGGTTAACTCCTTCAAAGTGAAGATCGTCAATATGACTCTGTACTGTGTGAAAAGGAACTCTTTTGTTTTTTTCAAGAGACTCCCCAAAAGGTCTGTTCGGCTGATTCCACATCTGTTTTGCCGACTGTGTCTGAGAATGAGACGGGACTATCTTTTTACCAGAAATCTGTTCGGCCATCTTATAAGCTTCCGACGCAATGCCTTTTTGACGATGTTCTGGATCAACCTCTGCAAGCAAAGGGTAAAGCTTATTTGGAGCTGACGGGTGATCTGTGGCAAATTGAAACTCGCCAACAAAATCTCCTCCGCCGCTAGAAGACTTTTTGTAAACGTGGATGTGGTGAATACCGTCCTCGCTTCCATCATGCCCATGTGAAAACCCATACTGATTAAAATCTACTGGCTTTGCTTTGGATAAACTTTTGCCCAAATCTGGCTTAGGCATCGCTTTAAGTTCTTTTAAAGTCGTAGCTGCTTTCTGTTTGGCCTTTTCTCGGTTGTAGTAGGGGCCGCCTTGAGGCTGTCTAAATTTTTGCTCGTTTCCATAGGTTGCTAGTTCGCCGCGAACGCTATAGCCTTGACCAGAAATGCCGACTTCACCAGTACCCATCGCATAAGGCATATTAACGCCCTTTTCATGTTTGTAACGGTTTAGTCTGCTCTGATTTGTCGAGAATCCATATCTGTTAAGTTTATCTGCTTTTCCAAGCTCGTCAGCTAAGCCGATCTGCTTAAGCTTAGAGTAGTAACGTGGATTCTCTTTCAAGTGATCTTTTAGGATGTCCTCGGCAACTTTTGGGTTTTTAGTGTGTTCCATTTCAACCTTACGACCCATAGCAACTTGCTTTGGATCGAAGTCTGAAGTTTGTGATTTATCGCCCTTGCCGCCGATTAGTGATTCGGATTTATTGTTAGGCTCCACCATATGGGGATGCTTTAGAGCTTCTTTTTTATACTTGTTAGGATCTTTACTTCCAGCAAGCTCGTATTGTGTAGGCCCAAGCTTGGTTTTGAAATCTGGATTTTTAGAAAAGCTTTGATAAAGACGATGGGCGTCTTCCGATATGTTATGGTCTGACATGATGCCGCCGTGAATTTTTGCGGCTATGCCGTAAAGCTTTTTCCCATACCCCTTTCCTTGTAAAATAGGCTCAACCGCAGCACTGTCTATTTGCAGGTGTTTATTTTTTTGTGGGTAACCACTAGCCATCGCAATTGCTCCGCCCAAAGTTGGGTCTTTATTTTCGGTAAGGATGTGGTAATGACGATTATTATCTTCTCTGATATGATGGTGAAAAAGATTATCGCCTACTTGATTGGTGGAAAGAACTTGGCCGTAGTCTACCGCTAGATCCGCGTCTTGTAATCTTTGAATTGCCCAGTCGGATCCGCCCGTATCCAAAATCATCGGCGATTTCTGAAGTTTTTGTGATTTATCGCCCTTGCCGCCGATTAGTGACTCTGCTTTATTAAACTGGTCACCATACATTGGCTCAATATGTTCGATTTTGGCGTGGTCGATAACGTGTTCGTGAGTCGGGTCGTCGGGTAGGCCAAATTTCTGAGCAGTTAGCTTTTGAGGTATTGGAATACGTCGCTTCCATTTCCAGCCGTATTTTTCAACAGGGTACTCGCTTGAAGCAGCAACCAGCCCGATATCCATCGAGTCGTGACCTGCTTTCAAAGCAGCAGCCGCACGATGGCGACCTTCATGTCCGATAATGTTTCCGTCGGGATCAGTGGCAAGATAGGGTGCGCCAACCTCGTCTTTAGCTTTTAGATTTTCATAAAAATCATGGGGACGAGCTTGACTGTGAATGGTAGGCTTGAAACTTTCGTTAGCGGTCAGATTTAGGAATTCTTGAGGGTGAATCTTGTAAACAGCAAATCCCTCCCGACCTGTTTCAAGGTCGTTTCTTTGATAGGGGGTTATTTTGGTCTTCTCAAGCTTTTCGGGAGTTTTATTAGATACAGGGTTAAGACTATTAGGCCAAAGCTCCTGCTGATACTCTTCGGTGTTTCGGCGATAAAAACTATGATTTGACATTACTATCTCCTTTGAAATACTCAAAAGTATACCCACGAAGATTTTTTCTAAAACCTGTCAAAACATTGGAAACGGAAGAGCGGGCGAAACCCAGATCTTTTGAAGCGTGAGTTACCGATTCGTAAATCTTTCCATTTTGATGGCATAAAATTTTTTTATTAAAAACCCCAATCATTCTTTGACTAAGCTCTTTTTTCTTCTCCTCCCCTAGTTTTTTGCCAAACATTGGGTTTTTTTTACCCATTTTAGACAGGGACAGATTTAATCTAGATTGAGAGCTAAGTTTTTTACCTTTTTTAGGATGCCTTCCGTTTTTTAACTCGTTTTGATACCACGCTAACATCGCCTTAGGCCCTTTCTGGAACTTTTCTGGATTTTGTTTAACAGCGTCTCTAACCGACCTAGATATGCTTTGTTTGTGTTCGAGGCTAAGTTTTTTACCTTTGTGCGAGAGCGACATTTTCTTTTTACTTTCTTCCGACCATAACCTGTTTTCGCCTCCATTATTTAGATTGTACCCAAAGGGAGTCACGGTATTAAGTTTAGAAATCCACTCGCTTTCCTTTTTGTTTAGCTCGGACATGGACTCAGCTTCATCGACTTTCTCTACTACAAAACACTCCGTTCCGTACTTGCGAATAGCGTTGCTTAAAGCTCGACACCCCGCGCTATTAGTGTGCTGCTTCCATCTTTCTTCCAGTCTTTGAACTGTTTGTCCTATATACAGCTTCCCGTTTTTTTTATTGGTAATTCTGTAGATGATCATAAATGCCAATCCTCTTCAATAATATGTCGAGGTAGAAGTCCTGCCTTTTGTTCCGCAAATTTGGTCTGGGACGGATTTGCTCGATTGAACTCCCCATGCTTCCCCCAATTTACCGTATTGTTTTGCCCCATTAGCTCTGAAGCTAAAGCTGGCTGAGCTTTAGGCGAGTACATTTTTCTATGATGTAAGTAACTCTGATGTTCGCCCTTAGGGCCAAAACCGGTTCTGCCTCCCTTAAAATGGCCGTTTATGTCGTGAACCTGTCTTAGCAAATCGTTAGCCAGCATGGGCTTGCCATCAGCGGTTTTGAAGGATGTCGGTGACAATAAAGGATGGTCTGCTGGTGTGGAGCTTTCTGAACCAAACCCAGACTCTGTTGGAAAGTATGCTAAATGTTTGTTTTGCTCTATATCGAAGTGCATTTCTTTTGAGTTTTTATACGGATACTTGGAAGGGTCGGACACAGGAGTAAACCTGTATCCCTCTTTCAGCAAGTCTTGGTACTGTTTAGAGGTCTCGTTTATAAGAGCGTTATAAGACTCCTTTACTTTTGGATGGGCTGGGTCGTGCTTCATTTGCTCGTAAGCGTTCGCGATTATTTTTCCGTGCTCTGGGTTTATTCTCACAAGCGGTTCAGTTTTCTGGATAGGAGCGCAAGAACCTTTAGAGTAAGGCTTCTTACCAGCAACTGGCTTATAACCAGTCCAGCAACGGTCTTTTTTGTTTAAAATTTTTGCAGGATTGTATAGATCGTGGTGATGATATAGAAGGTATTCTTTACCTTTAACCCCGTTTATTCCAGCGGGCTTGTCATTGTGGAAAAATAAATGTCGATCTCCATAGGTCTTCGAATTTGGATTCTCATCAACTACTCCGCGACCCATCTTATCTTTAGGGAGATCTACATAATAAACGTGACCTTCTTTTCCATCGGTCTTAGAGTATTCTCGGGCTAAGTTTTCGCTATCAGTCCAAGTAGAGTAACCAGATGGCGCGTCCGTTCTCGAATTATCGTAGTTTGGATCAAAAGGTTTTGTTAAGCCTCGGTAGATTCTAACGGTATCTTCTTGACCTTTTTCCAAAGATTTCCCCATTTTGCTTTTACGATCTTCCAGCACCTTAGAGGGCGCTTGAAAATGAGCGTAGCCCTTTTGGCCGCGTTGAGTGATACGGGAATCAAGATTTGAACTTACGTCTGTAAAATCCTTTGGCTCAAAAGAAGCTCTTTCAGAAACGTGAGGCTCAACAATGATCTCATGCTCGTTATCAAGGGGGTTCTTCCCCTCTCTCGCCAAAGAAAACGCGCCAAAGTTGTTTTTTCGAGCGTAATCATCGCCGCCAAGATACGCAGCGGTGTTCCCGTATTGTTTGGCAGATGTAACTATTTTGTTTTCGTGAATCCAAGCTGAATCCACATTTGTTGCCCCAGTTGCTGGGCTAAAGCCAAAATTTGCTGCTATGTGGTATTTGGGAGTCCAACTACTTCTAGTGCTATGGGAAACATGGGTGTCGTTGCTCATGCCTTTAGGAAGGGCTGGCAAAAGCCGAACCCCTCTGTCTCCACGGTGCAAAAGAAACTCTCGACCGCCGTCGGCAGCGCGTCTGACCTTGGTGGCAGCCGCAAGCTTGTGTAGAGCCCTGAATCTGGCATTGCCCTGAATAGGCTCTATGGCCTCTCGGTGCTTTTGAGGCTTATATCCATACCCCTGCCAAGCAAAAACACGATCCATGTTATCTAGGTTTTTGGGATCTTTGGCATAGCTCTTAGGATTAAAACGAAATTTACTTTGCAGCGATCCCTTTCTCAATCCAGAAACTTTGTGCTGCGACGAAACCGCCTCGTTATAATGAGGAGTATTTGTGGGAAGGTTTTCAGTACGGTCGTCGCCGTAAAGATCAGAAGTGGGGTGAGTTGGGGCAAGCTCAACATCGTGACCCATACCTTTTAATTTAAGATATGACGAATTAGCTTCGGGACTAAGTGAGGTGTCGGAATAAACAGTTCCGTGGTGATTCGCGGCATGAGAGATAAGTTTTGCGTGATATCCGTTACCTAAGTGGTCTGGTACGGTGTAGGCGTGGTTAACGTAAATCCCTTTTATTCCATCTTCGATATCTGGAGCGTCACCGCTTGAAACTTGCGCGTAGGCGATCGGCTCTCCGTGCTTTTCATTGTTATCGGTTATGAAGTGAAATCCGTAAGCGTTCTCGCCATTATTCCAAAAATCGCTATTTCCAACCGTATGTGCGGTGTACCCCTTATAAGGAGTCGAATCCACACGGTCACCTCTAGCTACAAGTTGTTTTATATTTTTGATTTTTTTAGGAGCCTCGTAGGAAATTGAATCCTTGTAGTCGCCGATCAGAGGTGTTTTCTGTAGCGGCTGAGATTTTGAGATGTCAGGCAGGATGCCAAAAAAGTCTTCAGGGTTCTGAGCAGGTTTTGGAGCCTTGGGTTTTGCCGTCCACTTCTTAACTTTCTTATCAGAATAGTTATTTAGAAGATCGTGGTAGTGAGCCTCAGCCTCGTCTGGAGCAAGCTCCATCCCAGTGTCTGCGTTATACCAGTTGGAGTCTTTTACGTTTGATAGTTGTTTTAGGGTCATACCGCGTTTTGGTGAGCGAACCGATTTTTCAAGACCGTCAGTTGGGCTCGAATTTTCGGGCAGAAAGGTTAGGTTGTGTCTAAATTTTGTACCGTCGGGAAGTTGGGTAAAATCTGTTGGGTGATCTGAAGGAAGTATTTCGCTACCTGTGGCATGGGTAACTACGCCGCCTTTTTTTGGATGGTAGCGGAGGATATTTTCCTTTCCATCGCTTTCAATGTGGCATTCCTGCCCTTGGGAAATAGACATAGCTCTTGCGAGATTTTTTTGCTTGTCGGTTGGGCTAGATATAAAAATCGAGTTCTCTTTGTTTCCGCCCCAAACGCCTAAGACTGGATAGACGTTTTTGTCGCCGTGTTCAGACAAAATCTGAACGGCTTTGTCATGGGAGATTTTCTCATGATCAGTTTCGATCTTGGGATTTTCAACGGACAAAATGTAATGAGGGTGGTCGAGAAGATGTTTCATTCGCTCCTCCACTCAAACGTAAGATTTTTTGTTTTTTCTCTTTTTCCATTAGCCACAGCTCTAACCTTGCTCCTATCCAGACCTAGCTGGCGACACGTTTCGGCGAGACTTGGATAAAGAGTTTTGTTTTGATGACAGTAAATTTTTTTTCTTTTAAGAACAAGATCCATCTTTTGAGCTTTAGTTAGAGAGCTTTTTTGCAGATACTCTAACTTCCTGCTCTCAGACCATTCTTCCTTTATGACAGAGTATTTTTTTTGATACTTCCGATTAAGATTAGAACACATCGAAACTGAAGATGAAATATCGTTGATGCCGACGCCTTCCTCGTTGACAACCGTCAAAAAATCAGAATAAGAATAAAAACAGGCTTGTAGCTCTGGAACGTAAATTTTCGTTCCCGTCTTTACCTTATGGAGCCATCTTAAAGAGCTTTTCTCCCACTGTTCAGACGCTCTCAGAGAGGATTTTTCTTTTTCCAAAGACGAGACAGGAGTCTTCCTAAGACAAACCCCTTCTCTGTCTCGACGTAATTTCTCTTTCGTTTCCGTCTTTACGATCCTGCGGCGATTCGCTTCGGAAATTTTAGCCCTGACCTCTTGACTCATTTCGAAGTGCTCTCCACCAGTAGTTAGATTGTATCCATTTGGAGACATTGTTCCAAGTTTTAAAATCCATTCGGACTCTTTTTTCTTTAATTGTTCCAGATTATCCGCCATATCGATAACCTCAAAAGAAAAAGATTCCCTCCCATGTTTTTTTACCGCCGTAGAGATAGCACTACAGCCACCCTTCTTTCGGCTCATGTGCTTTTCAAATCGTTCTCTGGGCGTCCTAGTAGTCATACCTACATACGCTTTTTGGTTCTGCCTGTTTGTTATTTTGTATATAACCATAAATATATTATATGTTGCTAATAAACATTTTAGTAGCGAATTCTTGCTGAACCTGTTTTAAAATTGTTTGCTTCCTCATCTCCAGATCCTGCATACGCTGAATAAAAATTCTAGTCCCGTCATTTGAGCGTCCCTGACTTATTCCGTCTTGGGAAAGGCTTACGGAATTATAAAGGTTTAGGGTTCCAGCTCCAGATAGGATATCGATGGTGGCAAAAATACCAATCAAAGTGTTGATAACGATCGGTACTTGACCAACTTGTTTTGAAATCCCGTAAATACCTTCAACCAGCCAGTAGGCAGGAACGAACCCTAAGCCACCGCGAACCGAAGCTAAGAAGGCTAAGCCTCCAGTGGTCGTACCGCCAGCAGAGGATACAACCCCTTGGTAAGCACTTAAAAGGGGGATTAGGTTAATCTGCCCCATGTGGGCGTTTGCCATCTCGATCCAAGCGGCTGGAACTTTGTAAATTGAAATCCCGTCAGATCCAACGATAGATAGACTGGTGATGGTCTGGATCGGGCGGTTTTCGGAACGTAAGTAGTTCCAAGATTGCCAAGAGCTGATTTCGAACGCAAGCTTGTTAGCGAAAGGTTCGGGAAAAATAACGGTCTTAAGCTGAAGCTCAAGCTCGTTGATGGCGAGATTAATACGGTCTTTTAGTTCGGCATCGGTAAATTCGATTCCAAACTGGCGAAAGATAGGCTCCAAGCCTTTTAAGAAACGTGAACGCAATTGAGATGGAGTTAGGACGGCCTCAACCCGTTTAAGTAGCCCAGAGGTGTTTACGGAATGGACTGGATAAGCGTTGACATCGGTTTGAACGCCAGTGTCCTGATCGGTTACGGAAAACCCTTTGCCCGGCAAAGCCATTAGCAGCCTCCCCAGTTAGCCCCATTAACGCCGTTAAGTTCGATATTAAGCACCTGAGATGCGGCAAAGGTATTGGACACCCCATTGATCACAACTTCAAAATAGACCGACCCTGAGCTTAACTGGTCGGTATCTAGGATTGACACACCCCAAATCGAGGAGTCAAGTACGTCTGTCTGAGTAGCCACTTTCTCCAAAGCCACACCCCCGACAGTAGGGAACGACACAGTAACCGAAGATCCAGACGGCAACATATATCGGATTTGATCGATGCTATCCAAGTCAACTAATTGAAAATAAAGGGTTTTTGTATCGCCAGAACGGATCATCCATTCCTGAGCGAAAGTGAAACTATTGATATTTTGGTAGTTAGTAATTACCCTGATTCCTAAGCGCATGGGTGGCTCCTTACCAATAAGATTATCATTATTAACCCAATATGTGATATTATCAAAACAAGAGGATTTTTCATGAAAAAACTAATTGCTTTGATCGGGTATAAGGGTAGCGGTAAGGATGAAACGGCCAAGATTTTAAAAGAACTTGGGTTTCAGAGGGTTGCTTTTGCCGATGTTTTAAAAGACGAAACCGCTAGAGCATACAACATTCCACGGGAATGGATGGACGACCCAGAAAAGAAGGAGACGGCTTTGCCCCAGTACCCAGTCAAACCGCAGGACGAGACTTCGGAATACCTAAACAAGTATTTCGCAACCGAGTACCGCACCCTTCAGGGCAAGCAGATGTACGTTAGCCGCCCAAGATACCTAGACGGGGATTTGTACCATACCCCAAGATCGCTTCTGATCTTGGAAGGCTCGGTAAAACGATCCGTGTCGGCAAGCCATTGGGTTAATAAGGTTTTGGAGAAGATCCAGAGTACGGACGGGGACTTCGTTTTAACCGACATGAGATACCGATCGGAAGTAGAGCAGATCCAGTCGTTCTGTAACGCCAATCAGATTAAATTCATCTTCGGTCGAATTAACCGCGAGCCGCCAAAATCATCGGATCCGTCCGAGCGTGATTTGGATACGGTTACCCCAAACTTTACTATCGAAAATAAGGGGACTTTGGAGGATCTGAAAAATGCGGTCGAAAAGGTTGTTTGTGAATTTTTGCCAAAAAAAGACCCTGTAGAAGTGACTCCACAGGGTCTAAATGAAAACTTAAACTAGAGATCCGATTAAGGAGCCATCAAGTTAGCGTTTTTAAGAGCTGTTAAAATCGCATTGATTTTAATTCCGATTGCGTCTAACTCAGCTTGAGTTTCAACAACGTCAGCTGCGTTATCGCCAACACCGTCAACACCAGTGACAGTGCCGATAGTGATAGGGGTTACTGCTGCCGCTTCAGGGGTTACAACTGAATCGATTGCGTTTGCAATCTCAGTTCCGATACGTTTATTTGCTACAGCTATAACTAAATAGTCTCGTGCTTCTTGGCTTAACATGAATTACCTCCTAGGATAATACCGTGACCTTAATTGACCACAGGCGATGTTATACCAAAAGGATTGCTATTCTTCAGTGTTAATGAAGGCTTAGGAAGAAAAGGGTGTCTTTTATGACCTCGGCAGTCAAATAAAAGGTTCCGATGATGATCAAGGCCAAGTATGTGTTAATTAGAATGGTTGTTTTCATGTTTTTAACGTATCAGGGTTTTGGGAGGGGGTCAAGCTATTTTTCTAAGATCCATTTTCTATGACCGTAGTCCTCGATTTTGTACAAGGGTCTCGAATCTCCAAAGATTTTTTGGGAGAACACCCCGTTCTCAGCCTGATCTTTTTCGGTGGGGAAAACAGCTAACACATTCGGATCGTTATTTCGGCGACAGTTAAAACGCCATATTCGAGTTTTTAAGTCGGTATACCAATAAGAAGGTTGTGAGGTCTCTGTAATCTCTCTGAACCCCATTTTTAAATATACGTTCCCCCTTGAGAGTCGATTGTTGGAATAAGATACGATCGGCTTGGGAAGATGGGATATTAGCTTTTCAATACCTCCATAGACCATATAGTCATAATCAGTAGCCAAGCGACAAATCTCAAGCTCCTTATTAAAATTACGCCTGACACTTATACAGCAAATGATCTTTTCACTCTCGTCCATTAAGGCGTAGGCATACGAAGCCTGAGCGTGCCCGTCGAGATGGTTGCGCTTAAAGAAATATTCAAAACGACTGTTCTTTTCTAGTTTTCTCACTTTCAGGTCTGAAGCTCGTAGTTTGATTCCTTTGAATTTTTTCAAACGGTACCTGATCATAGCTTTAATAAGCTCTTGTTTTTGGCTGTCGCTCCATTCGTCTTCGAAAATAGCTAAAAGCTCTATATTTTTTTGTTCGCACAAGGTTTTCTTTCTTCTATGAGAGCTGGGTTTGTTTTCCAAGTTTGCCGCTGAATGCCAGTACAAGCCGTTGTATTCTATCGCCAAACCTAAGCTTGGGATATACACATCAAGCTCCATGGGCAGCTCAGCGCGATCGTTCAAGAGAACCGTTTCGCCTTCAGGCAGAACGCTTTTGACGAACTCGTATATTTCAAGCTGCCCTTTACTTACCCCAGAACTTACTAAACTTGACCATCCGTTTTTATGAAAGCCTCTTAAAGCGGTAACGTGGTGGAGCCCGTGTTTTTCGCTAAGAGTAGTGACAGACCCCTTGCTATCCTCCACATCCTTTTTGATAAGAAGCAGTCTTCGTTGAAATTCCTCAGTCGTCATACCAAGCCTAGCTTCGC